CAGACAATTTATTACCTGTAAGAACACATTCTTCTTCAAATGACCTACTTCTTTCTGGTAGTTATGGTGGAAGACCTGATAACTTCAGATATGAAATATCTCAAAGAAATTTAAATCAAGGAACTTTTACATTAGTTCTTCGTGCTGGTAATGATACTACAAAGAAGAAAAGAGTTATTGAAACTCACGAAAATTTAAGTTTCGATCCAGAATCTCCAAATTATATCTTAAAAAGAATAGGTAATCAGACATCAACTGTTGTTGTTGAGGATGGAGTTGCTTTTGTAAGACCAAGTGGAGACTATCCAAATAAATCAAAATTTATTAGAATTAGTAATTTTCCTGATTCAACCAAAACACCAAACTACTTAGATGAAAATGGTGATGTGACGGCTGCTTATGCTAATTCTGGTTCAAAGTTTCCTGAAGTTGGTAGTGGAAGTCTCGGTGGTGCTTTTGGTGGTGGAACAGATATAGCTGGAAACTCTGGAGTTGCAAGTGTTTTTGCACAAACTGCTGGTTCAAATGGTGATGAGAATCAATTACATCCATTTAAATTTTATGGTGATATAGATAGTTCAAATTCACAAGGTATCGATATATCTGAGTCTGCTACTAGACCAGCTGGTACAACTCAAGGTGGTGGATATGCTACTGCTATTAGTATCTTGGGTAACAAAGACGAGTATGATATAAATCTACTTTTCTTACCTGGTATTATTGACCAAGCTATAGATACAGACCATAATTCAATCATAGGACAGGCAATTGAAATGTGTGAAGATAGAGGCGATTGTTTCTTAGTATATGACAATGTTGCGTTATCTACAAATGTTGCTAATGCTAAATCTAACACGGCAAAACGAAATTCAAGTTATGCTGCTGTTTACTATCCTTGGATACAGATTTCAGATGCTACTGCTGGTGTTAACAGATATGTACCACCATCAGTTGTGATTGCTGGTGTTTACCACTTCAACGATACTGTTGGACAACCTTGGTTTGCTCCTGCTGGTTTGAACAGAGGTGGAATTGACTCAGCTGTTCAGGCATATAAAAAATTATCACAGGCGGATCGTGATTCACTTTACGAATCAAATGTGAATCCAATTGCTACCTTTCCTGGTCAAGGTGTTACTGTTTACGGACAGAAAACAACACAGAAGAAAGCTTCTGCTCTTGACCGAGTAAATGTAAGAAGATTGTTAATCAATCTTAAGAAGTTCGTTGCTAACTCTTCAAGAGGACTTGTGTTCGAACAGAATACAACAGACCTAAGAAATCAGTTCTTGAACACTGTTAATCCTTATATGGAACAAGTTCAGGCTAATCAAGGTCTAAACGCTTTCAGAGTGGTAATGGATGATACTAATAACACGCCAGAAACCATAGATAGAAATCAGTTGATAGGTCAGATATTTATCCAACCTACAAGAACTGCTGAGTTTATCGTATTGGACTTTGTGGTACAACCAACAGGAGCTGCTTTTCCTGAGTAATTTTAAATAAATCATATATTTATTATTGAAGACCAAATTTTGGAGATAACAAATGGCTGAACTTTTAGAAGCGAATAAAATATTTTACACACCATATGAACCGAAACTGAAAAATCGTTTTATCATGGAGATTAGTGGTATACCTGCCTTTACAATAAAGACAGCACAAAGACCACAAATAACTTTTGATGAAGTTGTTTTGGAACATATGAATGTTACCAAGTATGTCAAGGGTAAAGGCCGTTGGCAAACTCTACAGATTACTCTGTATGACCCGATTGTTCCATCTGCTGCTTCAGCCGTTATCGAATGGATAAGATTACACCATGAGAGTGCGACTGGTCGTGATGGTTATCAAGACTTCTATAAGAAAAACATCAACTTTCAAGTATTAGGACCTGTAGGTGATATCATTGAAAAGTGGACACTATATGGTGCTTACATTCAAGATGCTGCATTTGGTGACTTGGATTTTAGTGATTCTAATCCTGTTGAAATTACACTAACCCTAAGATACGATTACGCTATATTGGAGTTCTAATGAAAAACATATTTAAATTAATACTTTCTGCTGTGATTCTTTTTGGTGCTGTTCCTACTGTTAATGCTATGGAAATGAACATGGCTGGTATGGAAGAAGTCAAGAAGAAGAAAAAGAAGAAAGGTAAGAAGATTGGTAAAAAAGGAAAGAAAGCCAAAAAGGGTTTCTTTTCAAAAATCTTCGGTTCTAAGTAGTACATAGTTATAAAAACACTAAGGAGTTATAATGTCAGAACAAAAGTTCCCTACGGAAATCATTGATTTGCCGTCTGGTGGTAAAGTATATGGAAAAGACTCACCACTTGCTGAAGGTAAATTAGAATTAAAATACATGACCACACGAGAAGAGGACATCCTAATGTCTGAAAATCTTATTAAGAAAGGTGTGGTTATTGACAAATTATTGGATAGTTTGATTGTTACTAATGGTGTCAAACAAGAACATTTGATTTTAGGTGATAAGAATGCTGTGTTGGTTGCCGCTCGTATCCTTGCTTATGGTCCAGAATATACTGCTGAAGTAAGTAATCCAAAGAATTTTGAAGAAACTATAGAACATACATTCGACCTTACAGAATGTAAATTTAAAGAAGCATTAGAAGATGTAGATTATAGTGATAATACATTTGAATATGAAACACCTATCGGTAAAAATAAAGTAAAGTTTAAACTTCTTACAGGTGCCGATGAAAAACAAATAGAAAAAGATTTGGAACAATCTAAAAAGTTTGGTTACAATACAGAAATATCGACTCGACTTCGTTATACGATTATTGATGTAGATGGGGATAATAAACCAGAAACCATAACTGCCTTTTCACAAAATATGTTGGCTCGTGACTCTGTGGCATTGAGGAATTATATAAAAGAAATTTCTCCCGATATTGATTTGACATCGGAAATTGAGATAGGAGGTGAGTCTGTTAGCGTGTCAATTCCGCTGACAGTCGAGTTTTTTTGGCCTAAGTCCATCCAATAAGTTAGATATACATCAATCTATTTTTTACTTCATATATGGGACACCTGGCTTTACATTTAGTGATGTCTATAATATGCCTGTACATCTAAAAAACTTTTATCTACGAGAGTTTATGGATTTGAAGAAGAAAGAAAAAGAGCAGATTGACCAAGCAAATCAAAAACCAGCACCAACAATACCTCGTAGATTTTCACCTAAATAACTCTTTTCTTTATATTTATTAATATAATTAGGGGAACTACATCATGTCATATATGGATAAAGATAATGTAATGGAAGAGGGATTCTTTTCTAAAATATTACAAGGTCTTAAAAAAGATAAAGTAAAAGCTAAAAAAGATAAGTCTTCTAAGAAGACAAAGTATCAAAAAGCTCTTAAAGGAGCTGAAAAACAAGTTGATGATACAAGAAAAAAACTAATCAAATTGTATAAGGATGAAGGTATACCTATACCTGATTATCTAAAGTAATGGCTGAAGAAAAAAATTTAAAAGAGGTTGTAAAATTAAGAAAAGAGATTACTGCTTCTATTGAAAAAGAAAACAGACTTTTAAGTACACAGAAGAAAAACTCAAAAGAGTACCTAGCGACCTTAGAAAGAATAACTGTTTTAGAAAAAAAGGGAGTAGATTTATCCGCACAAGAACTTGAATTAACTAGAAAATCAAGTCCTTTATATAAACAAATAAATAGTATGTTAGCGGAGAGAACTAAGAAGTTGACTTCTATGAAGACACTTGGTTCTGATATCTCAGATATAGCAAAAAAGAACATTCAAAATACAAGGGGATTGCTAAATCTTTTACAGAAATCAGTAAGTGTTGAGGGTGAAATATCACCGATGAGGGCTGAACAATTAGAGGTTTTACAGGCTATTGGTTCTGGTGCAAATGATATTGCTGGTATACAAGCTGAAATAGCACAAAGTGAAAAGAGACAAACACAATTACGAAACTTAGGTGCTGATAAACTATTAGCACAAGAACAAACTTTGTCTGGAATATTACAAGGTGAGTTAAAAATATTACAAGCAGCAAAAGAGAAAAGGGCTGAAGGAGCACTTTTTGATAAAATTACAGGAGGATTAGCTAGTAAAGCAAAAGATTTTAAGAAACAATTAGAAGAGGCAAGTCCAAAAGAAAAGGCTTTTTTAATTGCAACTGCTGCACTTACTGCTGGTCTTGTCGTATTAAAACAATTAGTTAATTTAGGAAAAGAGTTTGCTAAAACATTTGATAAAATTGGAGAACAATTTGGAAGTATAAATCTATTAGGTAGGGAGTTACAAGGTCAGATATTAGCATCAAATATAGAGGCAATAAAATTAGGTTCTAATGTTGGTGATATTGGTAGTGTAGCATCTGAATTAGCTTCTAATTTTGGAATGACTCTTGAAGAAGCTACTGGTCTTTCTGTAAAGGTAATAGATACGAGTAAAGCTTTAGGTATATCAGTTAGTGAGGGTACTCAGTTATTTGGTGTACTTACACAGACCGCAAATTTATCTGCTGAACAGGCAGAAAAACTATCAGAAGGTGCTGCACAACTAGCAAGACAACGAGGTGTTGCACCAGCACAAGTTATGAAAGATATTGCTGGTTCAGCTGAAACTATTGCTTTATTCACTAAAGATAGTGGTGAAAATATTTTTGATGCTGCGATAGCAGCTAGACAATTTGGAATGTCAATAAACGATATTGCTAGTTCCATGAAAGGAATGTTAGATTTTGAATCATCAATAAATGCTGAACTTGAAGCCTCAGCAATACTTGGAAAGACAATAAATTTACAGAGGGCTAGAGAACTCGCATTAAATAAAGATGCTGTAGGATTTCAAAAGGAAATTAAAAGTCAGTTAGAGGGTATAGGTAATTTTAATGACTTGGGTATCTTACAACAAGAGTCACTAGCAAAAGCTTTAAATATGAATGTTGCTCAAGTTGCAAAACTTGCAAATGGAACTGCTGAAATCGGTGATGGTTTGGGAGATCAATCATTTGAAGACTTACTTGGTAAAGATGCTTTATCTAACTTTAGTCAATTAGCTGCTCAACTATCTTCGATAGGCGCTATATTAGTTAGTTCTGTAGGTCCTGCTTTAGGTTCTATAGCTGGTTTCTTAGTTCCTGTACTTGAAGGTTTTGGAAAATTTTTGACATATCTTAATGAGAGTGGTGCTTTAATGCCTATGGTGATGACTGCTCTTGGTGGATTAGGTGTAGCACTTACGGCAACAGGAGTCAAGTTTGCTTTTATGGCTGGAAAGGCTTTGATTAGTACATTTGCTAGTATTAGTGCGATGGTAGGTAGTATGTCAGCAGCTACTTTAGGAATTGGTGCGTTGGGGGCTATTGCTTTAGCTGGGGTAATAGGAGCTGCGGTAAAGAGTATGATGAGTGATGCGAACGCTATAGCAGTAGACGACATGTATGCCGGTCCTGGTGGTATCACAACAATGATGGGTCCTGCTGGTATATTTAGTTTGAACCCACGAGACTCTGTATTGGCAACAACTAATCCGATACCTGTTACAAAAGTAAATGAGTTTCCAGCAGAGGGTGCTCTTATGCCTGGTCATAGTCCAAGTACAATGGTCAATGTCGGTGGAGAATTTAGAATACATAGTGGAGATTTAAGACTTCTAACGGAACGACAAGAGAATGGTGGTGGAGACCTCGGAGTTCCAACGATTACATATAGTTAGGTAAATTATGGGTTTAGAGAATTTAAAATCAGTATTTAACGATATTAAAAAGAATGAATTGCCAGACTATGGTGGTCCATATGGACAAGGTGTACATGGTGGAATAACAAACGAGTTTCCATCAACACCACATTATGAACATAGTGAATATGGAAATATAAGTGAAAATCTTTTATCAAGAATCCAATCACCGAATAGTGAAGTTGCTGGAAAGATATCATTTGGTAATCCTAACACAACCGACTATTCTCTTGGTACAGGAATACATAGTGGTTTAGAAACTTATGATAATGATAATATAAAGAAAAGAAGTTTTGATATAACAACACTTGGAAAAGACCAACAATTAGGATTGGGTGACTATGTGCTTGAGTCTTTATATAACACCAATCATACTGCTGTAATAAATAGACAACCGATTGATACTGGAAGACAAGACTTTGATGGTAATCCAATCTTAATAAATACTGCTAGAGCTGGTATGGGGGAGTTGGGTAAATTAGATATCAAAGGATACTCAAGTACATTTAGACAAGGTGGTTCATTTGGGTTTGGTGATGGTAGAGAGCCATACATTGTGAACGATATAGGTAGTGATGTAAACACCATCGGTAATAATAGAGATTTAATTCCTATTCAAGCTAGTTTAGAGGATACTTCAAGATTACTAAAATTTTATTCGTCTACTGCTGGTTTGACATTTTCTTTAAAAGAAAATGGTATAAGTTTCCTTACAAGAGATTTTTCTCTTGATAATCCAAGTCCTTTAGGACCAACATACATACCACCTGTACCAACTACTGGAGTTGGAAATACGAGTATTTTGAATGTACTAACCATGCCCTTTCAGAGTGGTATTGGTTCTAGCATAAGAAGACCTTTCGAGGTAGAGTATTCTAAAAGAGGTGGTGGTTTATTTCCATTTAAAAACTTAGGAGATAGTGCTGGTTCAACTAAATCTAAACTTTTAAATACAAAATTCTTTGATTTATCTGGCTTTGGTGAACATAATGAGAAAGTTCTTGGACAAAAGATACATGGTTACGATGATAAAATAAATCAAAGTGGTGTAGAAGAAGAAAAATCACTTCAAATAGGTCCAGTTGAATTTCCTGCAGCACCATTAGAAATTAGTGGTAAGATAAATTCTAATGATTTTTATGTTAGATTTAAAGATACTAGAGATAACACTTACATTTATTTTAGAGGATTCGTAACTGGTATTACAGAGAATGTCTCTCCGAGTTTTACATCTACTAATTACATCGGTAGAAGTGAACCTGTTTATATGTACGAAAGAGCTGAAAGAGACATAAGTTTTACAATTAGGGTTTACCCAAACAATGAAGAAGAGTTTGTTGCTATGTATGAAAAAATAGAAAGACTAACTTCTTTGGCGTATCCTAAATATGAAGCTGATGTAAACGATGATTCACTAACAAGAATGAAACCACCTTTTACAGAACTTTACATGGCTCACATTGGTCAAATCTCAAAAGGACAATTTGGATATATTAAATCATTATCTTACACCGTAAATGAAAGTGGTGATTGGGATGCTGAAACAAGGTTACCAAGACTATTTGACATAGCTGTATCCTATCAGATTTTGAGTAAAAAGCCACCATCATTAAGAGATGGTTATAAATTCTATGGAGCTAGACCAAATGGCTAGATATGACAATATAAAAAAAATTAAAAATAATAAGTTTACATCGATAGGAACTTCTTATCTTCCAGAGTTTGAAGAAAAGAATTCAGATATATTACTGATTGCTACGGATGGTGATAGATGTGATTTACTATCAGCCGAATATTATGGTACACCAGAACTTTGGTGGTACATCGCTTCAGTAAATAATTTAAAATCCAATAACATTGAGGCTGGAACTCAGTTGAGGGTGCCGGTTTCAGCAGAACAAGCAAAACTAAAATAAAATGGATTTATCAAGAAAAGTTTTTGGAGAGAATGTAGATCCAAAAATAGTTGAATACTTCGAAAAATTACAAGAAAGTAATTTTGATTTACAACCTGGCGATCCTGTCGGTGTATCATATGATAAACAAACCTATATTGGAGACAGAACACCATTTGTGAGGATGTGGACAGCCATAAACACCAGAGTTTCTGGCAGTTCGGATGCGGATAGTAGTAATAAATTATACATAGTTAACGATAACCAAGTACAATCATACGAACCAAATCAATCTTTAAGTGACCTAAATTCGAATCAGTATCTAAAACCACAACCTGGTATTACATCGGTTAGGTCTAAGTCAGAAGGTACAATGGGTGCTCTTCGTAGGACTACTGTAGATTTTGTTGTACATAATAAAGAGGAGTTAGAATCAATATTTTTACCTTTCTTTTTGAGACCTGGTAGTACTGTATTTGTAGACTTTGGATGGTCTGATGATGCTTTAAGTTTATATGATCCTAATGATTATATAAAAAATAATGATTTAAAAATGGAGAATCTAAAAAATGAAGTATTTAAAACTCCATTGGAAGATTTAGGTCTTGGATTTAAATCAACTACTTTCGGACAAGTTACAAAGTATAATATTTCTATAGATGAAAAAGGATCTTTTATATGTAACTTAGAGTTCGTGTCTTCAAACTTTTCTCTATTGGACAGAAATGTAGATGACGATAATGATTTACAATTTATATTTGATAATGTTATACAAGAAATAATTTTAGATTATACGATTAGAACTGTAAGAGACAAAGATGAGACATATAATTATAAATTTCGAAATAGATTAAGTGAAATAGAAAAAATAGATTCTAAAAAAAGACAAGAATTTGTACAAACATTTTTTGATAATTTTTTCACACCCGAATTGGATAGTATTACAAGGGAAGGACTAATTTCACCTGATGCTGCAAAAATTGGGGTTTACTATGAAAATTACTCTGGCAATAATAGTAAATTGATTAGTGAAAAAGAAAGTTTATATATTTCATTTGGTTTGTTTGAAGATTTGTTTTTAAACAATTTAGTTTCATACTGGGTTTATAAAGATTCAAATACTCAAACTGAAACTAAACAAAAAAGTAAAAAAGGTTTTACTCCAGCATTTTATTCAAATGATTCTTGGGTTAGGTTTGATGAAGATTTACACAAGATGAACAATAAAGTTTATATGAAAAGGGATAAGGTTGTAAGTTTTCTTTATCCAAATGGATGGGACAATACTTACAACAAAACAGAAAATAAACCTAACGGATGGACAAATACATCTGATGATATCAAATTAAATAGGATTCCACTAAGAGAGTTGTTTATAAATGTCCCATTAATTTCTGAAGCATTCAAAGGTAGTAAAAGTGTAAATGATGCTTTAGAATTTATATTTGAAAGAATATACAAAGATTCTGGTACAATCTTAAATATAAGAATGATTCCTAATGATGACGCTCAGGTAACATTGACCTTTCAAGATATTAATATGCCCACAAGTAATTTTGAAGAGAAAAAAATGTTAACATTTGATGTTACTTCTGGTAATAGTGTAGTTTTAAATTCGGATTTAAAATTTGAAACACCAAGTACAGGTCTTTCAAGTATGATAGCGATACGAAATTTGAGTGAACCTGCTGTATTCGATGAAGAACAATTAATGAAGTTTCACTTACTAAATGCTATAGATGGACAGGATGACGATAGAGAGAATAGCAGCAATAATGAAAAGTTCATAATACAAAGTTTACCAATGGTTGGTGAGATTTCTGATATTGATAAGGCTGTGGATATAGATATAAATGAATTTTTAGATTCTACTTTGGCTATTAATCAACCTAAGTCAAACTCTACATCTGAGTTTAATATCAATAACAAACTTATTGCACTTAATAATTCTTTGAACGAAGAGTTGAATAAAATAAAAGAGGAAGAAAGAAAAAATACAAACTCTGATAATACGGATACGGACACTAATGTTGAAAATTTAGCTAAAGTAAATGAATTAGGTCAAAAGATTTTTTATGCCAGAACTGATAGGGATAAAAGTCTATTAGAAGCTAAAATGAAAAACTTTATTATATCATCCGATAATTCTATATCACCAGTTTTACCAGTTAGTTTAGGGATAACTATATATGGTAACAACTTTTTAGGTTATGGTGATTTTATCAATGTTAATTTTTTACCATCACATTATAAAAACAGAGTTTACTTTCAGATACTAGGAGTTGAACATCAGATAGATACAAATATGTGGAAGACTACATACAATACGGTTATGAGGATGAAGGCAAGGTCAAAACAATTTCAGTTTTCTGATAAGAGTAAATCTGAAAACTTCGTGATAGAATTACATCCACAACTTGTTAGATTGATAGCCCAGCGAGATTTTGAAAATAATTGGGCTGGTTTCAACTCTTTAAAGAATGTTAAAGATGGAAAAAATAAATCTATTAATGCAGATGGTGGTAGCGATCCAGATGTATTACCACCAGCAAATTTTGAAGAAAAAATTTGGACTTTTAATGCAGAATTAAATGCGGATAAAATAAAAGAGGAAAAAGATAGTGCGTTAAGTAGGGTTCTTGGTATGACAGCACAATCACCTACAACTCTTGGTCAATTGGCTTGGATAATGGCTGTAACTGATTTGTATTTAGGAGAATATATAGCTGGAGTTGATAGACCATTTGATTGGGGATTGGGAACAACTGCATTTTCACAGGCTACTTTATATAGTAACCACAAAGATTACAAAAACAATATTAACATACATCATAGTAGCATTGATAAAGGTTTAAAACAACCCAACAAAATAACAGGACCTAAATTTAGAAATCAACTTATTCTTACGCCAGTTTATGCAGATGAACTTTTTGGGGATGATATCAATGATACATTTGAAAAACATTTTATTAAAGGGTTGGTAGCCGAGTTTGGAACTCCAAGTAGTGGTAAATTATATAAAAAGAAATTAAAAAACATAGCAGATATAATTCAAAAGAGAAGGCAAACATATGCTGACTCGCTTGGGTTTCGTAGTATGACCATAAACACTCAAGGAGACGCTGTTGTATTGACAAAGGTAAATGTTAGTTTGTATACACAAAATGGTGCTGATAGGGAAATAAAATGTATTAATGTGGATTTACCAGATGCTAAGGTATTTAACAATGGTGCTCTTTTATTCCCAAAACCAAATTATGTGAACGATAATTTTGATGCTGTAGTTGATGCGTTATACCAAAGGTACATCTCTTATAGAGAGGCATTTGCTACATTATCTACTAAAATGTCTTGACTTTTTAATAAATTATATGTAATTTAACATATGATTAAATTGGTTATTTCTAAACCTAACTGGTCCAAGTCTCATCCGTCAAATAACATAGTTCTCATGTATGATGTTATGGAACATAAGTTAGTTTACGCTAATCATTATGAAAATACATCAGGTCAAATAGATTATCCAGACGAGGGAATGTTGATTGATGATTGGAAGGCTGGTTATGTCCATTCTTTTGCTGGTCGTCCACAATATTGTGCTGACATTCTAAACTATTGGTTACTGAATAAACCATTTGACCATATACAATGGGACAACTTTTACGACCAAGATGATTTTACATATTACTATCCATTAGATAAGATGATAGAACAATTGTGTGAGGAAGTTCCGAAGTATGATAAGATGTATGATTTTAAAAAATTAGAAAACTTTCATAATGACTTTATAAATGCTTTCGGTGAGTTAGAATCAAATGGTATCGGAGTTAATACAGACTTTACAAAGATATTCGGTGACCATATGTTAAAGTATATTCACAAAAAGAAAATATATCAGAACTATAACTTCTTTACGACCACATCAAGACCATCTAACTCTATTCACAATCTTAACTTTGCTGCTCTTACACAAGAACAGAGGAAAGCATTCTCTCCACTTAACGATATATTCGTAGAGTTTGATTTTGAGTCGTATCATCCAAGATTGATTGCTAAACTAACTGGTTATGACTTTGGTAACTCGTCAGTTTATGGTAAACTAGCAGAAGATTTAGGTGTAACAGAGTCAGAAGCTAAAAATATCACATTCCAAAACTTATATGGTGGTGTCAGAAAAGAGATTGCTAAGATGAGTGAGTTTTTCAGAGGTGTAGAAGATTTAGTTAAAGTATTTTATGACGAATATATGACTCGGAATGGAATCTTAACACATATTTATAAACGACCAATGAAAAGAGACAATTTAGGTGACCTAAATGCTCA